CGACTACGCCCAGATCGGCAGCAGCGGCTACTACGCTCAGATCGGCAGCAGCGGCGACTACGCCAAGATCGGCAGCAGCGGCTACTACGCTCAGATCGGCAGCAGCGGCGACTACGCTCAGATCGGCAGCAGCGGCTACTACGCCAAGATCGGCAGCAGCGGCGACTACGCCCAGATCGGCAGCAGCGGCTACTACGCTCAGATCGGCAGCAGCGGCAACTCCGCCAAGATCGGCAGCAGCGGCAACTCCGCCAAGATCGAAAGCTCGGGAGAAGACTCGGTTATCTGCTGCGCAGGTCACGACTCTGCGGTTAAAGCAAAAGCGGGGAGCTGGATTACTCTTGCTGAATGGGAATATTCCGAAGCCAAGAATAGGTGCGTTCCAAAATGCGTTAAGACCGAGTATGTTGACGGCGAGCGGATCAAGGCTGACGCATGGTACAAACTTATTGATGGAGAGTTTACCGAGGTGTCGCCATGACGGACGATGTTATCACTCTGCGAAACCATCTTCGCGTCGGCGCCCAGAATGCGCTGCGCCGCTGGCAGCTCTGCGAAATGACCGGCTGGACAGACCGGCACTTGCGCAAGGTGATTGAGGCGGCGCGATGCGAGGAGGACGGCGAGGAATACTGCATCATGAACTTTGGCAAGGGCTACTACTTGTCAAACGACCCGGCAGAAGCCGAGATGCTCCGCAAGATTGAGATGGCGCGGATAGCGTCCATTGTCGGTCGGACATACGGCCTGTCGGAGATGATACGGAAAGCGGGGAGGTCGTAATTTACATGGTTTACAAATGCGAAGCCTGCCACGCGATCTTCTTTGAGCCGTACGCTTATGAGGTGAGGGAAAACCTCGACGGCGAGAACGGCATAGAAACGCGGACGGTCGCCGAGTGCCCGTTCTGCGGCGAAGAATTTTTTGAGGAATTGGAGGAGGCAGAAGATGGTAACGAAGATACCGATTGACGGCATGAGCCGCGAGGAATGGCTTGCGGAGCGCCGGAAGAGTCTCGGCGGCAGCGACATGGGCGCTGTGCTGGGACTGAACAAATACCGCTCCCCGTATGCGGTGTGGGCGGAGAAAACGGGGCTGATTGGCGAGACGCCCGACAATGAAGCCATGCGGCAGGGCCGCGATCTGGAGGAGTATGTCGCGTGCCGCTTCGAGGAGGCAAGCGATAAGGCCGCCCGGCGCGTGAATTACATTCTGCGCAACGACGACGCGCCGCATCTACATGCGAACATCGACCGCCGCATTCTCAAGGAGAGCGCCGGGCTGGAGTGCAAGACCGCCTCGGCATTGAGTATGAAAAACTATGTGGGCGGCGAATTCCCTGAAAGCTACTACGCGCAATGCGTGACCTACCTCGCCGTGACCGGCTGGAAGCGCTGGTATCTGGCGGCGCTGGTGCTGAACAGGGCTTTTTTCATCTATCAGGTCACGACCGTGCCGGACGACGAATGCCCCGCGTGGTGCGAGAGCAGCATTTATGTCTCGCCGGACGAGATCGCGGCGCTCAAACGCTGCGCGGCGGACTTCTGGACGGCTCATGTTGAGACCGGAGAGCCGCCCGCTCCGGACGGCGAAGAGGGCACCACGGAAATGCTGGAAACGATCTACGCCGGAGGCGGCGGCTGCGTGGAGCTGTTCGGAAGAGAGACTGCGCTCGCGCAGTATTTTGAGCTGACCGGCGAAAAGAAGAAGCTGGAAACGCGCATCGAGACCATCAAGCAGACCATTATGCAGGACATGGGCGACGCAGAAAGCGCCGAGTGCGGGCGCTATTCCGTTTCGTGGGCGGCGCAGAGCCGTTCCACCTTTGACGCAAAGGCATTCGCGAAAGACCATCCCGACGCAGACCTCGGCAAGTATTACAAGCAAACCACATTCAGAAGATTTTCGATTAAGGAGGGCAAAGCATCATGAAAGAGGGACTTATCCAGAACGCGCAGACCACGCAGGCCGTGAAGAGCGGCAAGCCGCTGACCATGCAAGACTACATCAAGAAGATGGAGGGCGAGATCGCAAAGGCGCTTCCGAGCGTCATTACGCCGGAGCGCTTCACCCGCATCACGCTCTCCGCGCTCAGCGCGAACAAGCAGCTCGCGCAGACCACGCCGCAGAGCTTCCTCGGCGCGATGATGACCGCCGCGCAGCTCGGCATGGAGCCGAACACCCCGCTCGGACAGGCGTACCTGATCCCCTACAAGAACCACGGCACATTGGAGTGTCAGTTCCAGCTCGGCTATAAAGGGCTCATTGATCTGGCGTACCGCAGCGGCGAGGTCAACATCATTCAGGCGCAGGTGGTCTATGAGAACGACGAGTTCGAATACTCCTTCGGTCTGGAACCGAAACTCACCCACCGCCCCGCGAGCGGCGAGCGCGGAGAGCCGCGCTTCGTCTACGCCATGTTCCGCACAAAGGACGGCGGCATGGGCTACGATGTGATGAGCGTGGAGGACATTCGCGCCCACGCGAAGCGCTTTTCCAAGGCATACAGCAACGGCCCGTGGCAGACCAACTTTGAGGAAATGGCGAAGAAAACCGTCTTGAAGCGCGTGCTGAAATACGCCCCGCTCAAGAGCGATTTCGTCCGCGCGGTGGCAGCGGACGAGACCGTCAAGACGAAGATCGACGCGGATATGTATTCTGTGCCGGACGAGACCGTGATCGAGGCGGAGGGCTACGAGGTAGACGAGGGCACCGGCGAAGTGATCGACAATGAACAGAGGGAGGAATCAATATGAGCATGAATCGAGTTTGCATTATGGGCCGCCTGACGCGCGCCCCCGAGCTGCGCCGCACACAGAGCGGAACAGCTGTCACATCTTTCACGCTTGCCGTTGACGATGATTTCAAGGACAAGCAGAGCGGCGAGCGCAAAACGTATTTCATTGATGTTGTGGCATGGCGGCAGACCGCTGAGTTTGTCAACCAGTATTTCGCAAAGGGCCGCATGGCTATCGTGGACGGGCGCTTGCAGTCTCGCAAATGGGACGACAAAGACGGCAACAAGCACACGAGCGTCGAGGTGATTGCCGACAGCGTATACTTCGGCGACAGCAAGCGGCAGGAAGGCCCCGCCGCATACAGTCCCGCATCAAGCAGCCCGGGCGAGGTTACCGAGGTCGAGGACGACGGGGACCTTCCGTTTTGATGGAGGTGCAGCATGAGATACGAGGTGCATATCGTTTCGCCGCACGAAAAGGCGGTCATTTCCTTGTCCGAAGTGTCCGAGAGTGACGCGACTGATATTGCAGAGGTCATGACGCGATACGGTGCGACGGTTTCTTTGCTGGCAAAGCCGAAGGAGTAAAGCGATGGAGCGTAATCAATTCACTTTTTACCGAAGTTACAGGGACGCGCTGCGAGCGCTCAGCGCAAAAGATTTCAAGGCCGTTGTGCTGGCAATCTGCGATTATGCGCTTGATGAAAGCGAGCCATGTCTTTCTGGAGTTCCATGCGCTGTTTTCACTTTGATTCGTCCAACGTTGGACAGTGGTCGAAACAAAGCAGCGAATCGACAGAATAAAACGAAAACAAAAAAAGAACAAAGTGGAAACAAATCGGAACAAACCGGCAAGGAGAAAGAGGGGGAGAAAGAGGGAGAGAAAGAGAACGATAGTTCTCTCTCTATATCTCTCTCACGAAAGGCTCCCACGTTTGGCGAGGTTGCCGAATATGCCAAGCTGCGCGGAGGGCTGATTGACCCCAAGCCGTTCTACGAGTTTTACTCCGTCGCCGGTTGGAGGGATACCGAGGGAAAGCCGGTCTACAACTGGCAGCAGAAATTCCAGCTATGGGAAAAGCGCGAGCTGGAGAAGAAAGGGGGCGCGATGAATGGACATTGTCACGATACTGGAAGAGATACGAAAAAATGGAACGTCCCCGGAGCCGTCAATCTCTAACGAGTGTCCGCTCTGCGGCGGCGTTGGATACACCGTGCGGAGGTCGGCAGACGGAAACGCGGAGTACCGGGAGTGCGAATGCTCCATCCGCAAAAGGAATCTGCAACGCATCGAAAGAAGCGGGCTTAAAGAGCTTTTGCAGAGATGCACGATGGAGAACTACTGCGCGACTGAGCCGTGGCAGAAGCAGGCCAAAGAGGCAGCGGAACGCTATCTTGCCGATTGGCGCGGAAGATGGTTTTACGCCGGAGGAAGCCCCGGAAGCGGGAAAACGCATCTTTGCACGGCGATGTGCGGGAAGCTTATGGATGCCGGATTACCGGTACGCTATGTGCAATGGCGGGCGGATATTCCGGCCATCAAAGCAAAGGTCAACGATGCTGAGGCATATCAAGATGCTATCGACCCGCTGAAAAGCGTCAAGGTTCTGTACATTGACGATTTTCTCAAGGGCACGGCGACGGAGGCCGACCGAAACATTGCGTTTGATCTGCTCAATGCGCGGTATATCAAGCCAAGCCTTTTGACAATCATCAGCTCCGAGTGGACGATCTCGCGTGTGCTGGATTGGGACGAGGCGATAGGCTCGCGCATTGCGGAGCGGTCGAAAGGCTGCGTGCTGAATATTACCGGGTCCAAAAACTACCGGCTGAAATGAAAGAATTTCTGAGGAGGAAATGAAAATGACAGAAAAAGAGATTGTGTCCGCCCTGCGCGTAACAGAGAGCCGCAGCAAGCGGGAGCTGCTGGACGCAGCCGCCGATCTGATCGAAAAGCTGACCGACCGCTGCGCTCGCTACGCCGAGGAGATCGCCGTGGCACAGGAGCGGCAGAGATGGATCCCGGTGGAGGAGCGGCTGCCGGAAGATCGTAGCGATGTCCTCGTTGTCGCGTATTGGCACGAAAGATGGGGCGTCTATATGGGCTGGTGCGCTCCCGAAAGGGCGGAATGGAGTGTCCATATCGGCATTGGGGATAGAAACGATGTCGCAGTCACCTATTGGATGCCGCTGCCCGAAGGGCCGGAGGAGGAAAGGTAAATGAAAAGACTAACAACTAATTACCCAGACAACAACCTTGATGCCGCCCTGAATTTGTTTTACATCAAAGACTTTGAGACGTGGGTGCGTGGCGGAGGCGATGGCCCGGATTACCCGGACATCCGGCTCTACGATTTTATCCGCAAAGCCGCAAAGATTTTGCTGCCGGACTTGGACTTCCCAATGGATGATGATGGCGTAGACTATGCGATGGGTGAGCTTTTGTTGGACGGTCCTGATGAGCCGACAGGCTTGCTTGCCCTGCTTTATACCGCAGCATGGTCATACGCAGAACTGCGTGGCAGGCTCATGCAATACGAGGACACGGGGCTGACGCCGGAACGCTGTGCTGAATTTGCGCGAGCAGACGCGGAAGGACGGTACATCGTAATGCGTGATGCGGAGAGGGAGGGTGTTGCCCGCCTGCGCGAGCTGGCCGAGGCCGACAAGGATGGGCGCGTGGTGGTGCTGCCGTGCAAGGCGGGAGATACGGTGTATGAGGTTACAAGTCGAAAAACCATAAGCGAATACCGAGTAAAGGCAATTCGCGTGGAATTGTTTTGTACATTCATTGAATGGGATATCGTAGCCGGGTTTGTTGATAAATCCATTTTCGGCGTACCGGTCGATGAAATCGGCAAGACCGTATTCCTCGCCCGCGAGGAGGCGGAGAAAGCATTGGAGACGATGAAGAAATGAGCAAGGCTGTCATGCTGAGCATCCGCCCGAAGTGGTGCGAAAAGATTATCAGCGGTGAGAAAACCGTTGAGGTGCGAAAGACCCGTCCGAAGCTGGAAACGCCGTTCAAGTGCTATATCTACTGCACAGTGGGAAGGGCTGGGTATGATGCGCTCTGGATTCTGGACGCTCCAACAAGAGAAGAATACTCGTTTATTGCGGTATCTGCTTACTTAGAGAACCCAAAAGGGGCAAATAAAGGAAACAGCAAGGTCATTGGCGAGTTTATCTGTGACCGGATTTATGAGCTTGCGCCTCTCAACCATGCACCGGACGACGTAGAAAAGCAAGCCTGCCTGACACGGGAAGAAATTGTGAACTACCTAAAGGGAACTGGCTACGGCTGGCATATCGTCGACCTGCGCATTTATGACCAGCCGCGGGAGTTGACGGAGTTCCGTCGGGCTTGTCCTAATGACTTATACTGTGAAGCTTGCGCCATGTACAGCAACAACAACGGTATCTGCAACAATGGGGCTTTGCCGCTTCGCCGCCCGCCCCAGAGCTGGTGCTATGTGGAGGCGATGAAGGATGACTGACTTAAAACCGTGCCCGTTTTGCGGATGTGACATGAAAATCGAAGCTGTAACGATCGATTATATCGAAACTGCTTTGCTCGTTGGGAATCCTCGGCATAAGGATGGGTGCATGATTGGCGCGATGGCGTCTCCGAGAAGCAAAGACGTTGACCAGCTGGTCGGATTTTGGAACAGGAGGGCTGACAATGGCTAAATACATTCGTGCCGTAGAAGCGGCAGAAAAAGTCGCGGGAATCTTTAAAGTACCAATGGCAGACCTTGTGGACATTTTCTCGGAAATCCCCGCCGCCGACGTTGCGCCCGTGGTGCATGGGCGGTGGGTAGACGCCGGGCGTGGAATCAAGGCTTGCAGCAACTGCAACCACGGAATCAAAGAGCATATGGCCTGCGCAAATCATTACTGCCCCAACTGCGGGGCGAAGATGGACGGAGGTGCTGAATGAAACTCAGGGAGTTTAATTTCAACAGTTTAAAGAATCCTTTTACGCCAACGAATTTGTGCGTGAAAGACGGCGGTAAATCGTATGAGGGCTTGTCCATTGGCGATACGCTGCGTATGCTCCCGGTCGCGCTTGCTGACCGGGAAATCAAAGAAATGCGATGGTTTTTCAATACCTTTGTGATCGAATTGGAGGAGAGTGACAACCGTGAGACTAATTGACGCAAACGAAATAGAAAACCTGTTTAATGCGCAGGTGGAGCGCGGCGCACGTCTTGGGTCTGCGGCACAAAAACAGGTGGTTGAAAAGGTACTTGCTCAGAAAACGGGCAAGTACCACAACCGCAAAACCGTGCGGCATGGCATTACGTTTGACAGCAAGCACGAGGCAGACCGCTATGATGAGCTGCGGCTGCTGCTGAAAGCGGGGAAAATACACGACTTGAAGCTGCAGCAGACGTACAAGCTCGTGGGGGCGCAGAGAACGCCCACAGGAGCCGCTGTGAGGGCAGTCACATACACAGCCGACTTCGTGTATGCCCGCGACGGGAAAACGATTGTAGAGGACGCCAAGGGCTTTAAAACAAAGGACTATATCATTAAGAAAAAACTGATGCTGGAGCGATTCGGCATCTGGGTGGAGGAAGTATAAATGGCAGAACAAAGTTCGACGCTTTGCTGGTCGTGCAAATACGCCTGCGGGAAATGCCATTGGTCGGAATGCGACAAGAAAACGCGGAAGCTGAAGTGGCAGCCGGTGGAAGGTTGGCGCGCGATCAGAACAAAGGTTTTGATGAATTCTTGCGGCGGTGCTCGCAGGCATTACGAAACAAGCTACATTGTCACGGCCTGCCCGCAGTACGAGGTGGGATGACATGAGCTGCTTTAACTGTCAAGAGCGGCACGTCGGCTGTCATTCGACCTGTGAACGATACGCTGCGTGGCTGAAAGAAAAGAAAGAGGCAAAACGCAACGAAACGGCCAGTATAGCCGAAGAAAGCGCGATGATCAATTACATTCAAAGGTCAAAAGACCGATACAAACGGAGGGTGGGGAGAAAATGATCGAATTTCCCTATTGCGTCTATCCGGCGCTGAAAAAGGTTTTCTGCGAGCGGCAGTACACGCGCCGCCAGCTTGCCGATGCGGTAGGCATTTCCAAAAGCAACATCTGGTGGTGGCTGTCGGGCAACAATCAGCATACCATCGACGTGATCAAAGGCATCCTCAGAGAGAGCGGCCTGACGTTCGAGGAAGCGTTCGGAGGTGCGGAATGAAGGTAGGCGACAAGGTGCGAGCGCAGTTTATGACGGTGCCGGAGGAGTTTCCGGGAAAGGCGCGCGGCGAAAAGCTATACCCGATCCGCACCGGCGTGGTGACGTACATCCATCCGAAGAGGCGCTATGTGACCGTGGCGATCATGGTAGACGGGAAGGAGATCAAAGAGAGTTTCCGACCGGAGGAGGTGCTGGTGTGAAATGCGAGTTATACCATGACAATTTTCAGAATTTTAAGCGATACAATATTCCAAAAGCGCAGCTTGTGATTGCGGATATCCCCTATAACATTGGCGTGGACGCCTATGCAAGCAATCCGATGTGGTACAACGGCGGAGATAACAAAAACGGAGAAAGTAAGCTGGCAAAACAGAGCTTTTTCCACACGGACGGAACATTCAAAATTGCGGAGTATATGCACTTTTGTAACCGTATGCTGCGCAAGGAACCGAAGGAAAAGGGGCAGGCTCCGGCAATGATCGTGTTTTGCGCGTTTGAGCAGATGCAAACGGTGATTGAATACGGCAAGCGCTACGGGTTCATGAAAAGCTATCCTCTGTTTTTCTGTAAAAACTACTCTGCACAGGTGCTAAAAGCCAACATGAAGATCGTGGGCGCGACGGAATTTGCGGTCGTTCTTTATCGGGACAAGCTGCCCAAATTCCGTAACGTTGGTTCGGATGGCGAGCGGCACATGGTGTTTGATTGGTTCGCGTGGGAGAGGGACAAGCGCAGTCAATATCCAAAGGTGCATCCGACACAAAAGCCGGTAAGCGTTCTGAAAAAGCTGATTTCCGTGTTCACAGACGAGGGAGACGTTGTAATTGACCCGTGCGCGGGAAGCGGCTCTACGCTTCGCGCAGCGTATGAGATGGGGCGCAATGCTTACGGGTTTGAGGTGGACAAGGGGTTTTACGAGGCAGCGAAAGAAAAAATGCTTGCGCCACTTTTTGAAAAGCCCGAATTTGAGCAGATCGGAATGGGGGATGTGGTATGAGCGCGTTTCCCGAGCGCTTGAAGCGCTTACGGGAGAGAAAAAGAATAAAGCAATATGTTCTCTCGGAACTGTGCGGTTTGCACCGTGACGCGGTGAGGCGGTACGAGGCGGGGGAGGCTACGCCCACAACGGACGCATTGGAAAGCATCGCCGACAAGTTCGGGGTATCGGTCGATTATCTGCTCGGAAGGACGGATAATCCGATGACCGTGGACGATTATCTAAAAAAATTTTGAAAATTCCCCTTTTAAGGGGAAAAATAAGAAAAACCTATGCAAAAATAGAGGCGTGATGGGGCGAGGCTCTTCACGCCTCTGCTTTTTCATCTGTTTCCTCCTCCCTTGATAGCCCGCCCTTCGGGGCGGGCGGTTGAGGGCAAAAATGACAGGACTCCCCGCACCTCTCAACGATGTGGCCCAGGGGAGACATATACGGGCAAATGTACCAAGGTGGCGACGCGGTCTCCAAAACCGTGTGTGGTGGGTTCGATTCCCAACTGTCCGTGCCATAGGAGTGACCTCTTGCCTCGCAGCCGCACGGAGCGTAAGCCTGCGGAAATGGTCTTTCCTGTGCGCTGTACGAAAGCGGCAGGACGAAGAAATTTATGTATTGGCTGGCGCCGGCTTTGTAAAGATGAACGGATGCGACCGACGTACCGGCGCAGGGCTGAAAAGTTCCGTGGGATACCGGCATTGCTACACTCTGCGCGAGTGCCGAGGCGTTCAATGGATGTGGCGTGGTGGCGGCAATCGTATGATTAGGCCGCTGTGTAAGCAATTCAAACAGAGCGCAATGCCGGGACCTGTGACAATCTAAGCGGAAAGCCGAACAAAAACGGAAAAGGAGAACGAAAGATGTTTATCAGCAAAAAGAAGTTTAACGAGGCCATCAAGCAGGCCAAGCAAGATGTGTACATGGAGATGGGGCGGCGCAACCACGAGAAAGAGCGAGAGGACTATATTGCTACTCGGTTCAACGATGTCAACATGCGCCTGAACAACGCTTTTGTTGACATCGACAATAGACTTTCTGCGCTGGAATCGCAAAACTCTGGGAAATATCCTGTATCCATGAAATATTAAGCACAGCAACGACGGCTGGAAGAGACAGCGTTGTAGCCCTTCGGGGCGGGTAAAGTCTGCTATGTAAGGCCAAGGGGTGGGGGCTAGTAGCAAAAAATAACGGCGAGGTGGTGACAATGGCTGCGCGTCTGACAGACCGGCAGAAAAAGAAAATACTGGCGGACTATGTGCAGACGAACAACTATTGCGCCACAGCGAAAATCAACGGCGTGTCCGCAACGACGGTCAAGAACCTTGTGCGGGCGAATGCCGACATTGTGGAAAAGTGCGAGCAAAAAAAGGAAGAGAACACCGCCGATGTGATGGAGTACATGAACGAACACAAAGACCTTGTGTGTTCGTTCATCGGCAAGGGGCTTGAAATGCTCAACGATCCCGAAAAGCTGGCGGCGGCGAATCTCAGCCAGATCACAACGGCGATGGGGACGCTGATCGACAAGTGGGCGATGGTGCAAGAGAAAACCGGAGATAACAATGACGATGGTGTGATGGTGGTTATCGATGTCTAAGATACTTCTTTCGCAAAAGATCGCGCCGGTGTTCTATGGCATTGCAAAAGACGTGTTTCAACATGGGCACACGCATTACGATTTCAGCGGCGGTCGAGGTTCGCTAAAGTCTTCGACGGTATCTATCCTTGTCCCGCTGATTCTGATGCAGAAGCAGAACCGAAATTGTCACGCGCTGGTTCTCCGAAAAGTGGCAAATACGATTCGCGATAGTGTTTATGCACAATACATTTGGGCAATTGGGGAATTAGGGGCAGCTCAGTATTGGGAAGCCAAAGTCTCCCCGATGGAGCTGATCTACAAGCCGACCGGGCAAAAAATCATGTTCCGGGGCGCTGACGATCCCATGAAGATCAAGTCCATCAAGGTGCCGTTTGGCTATATTGCCGTGACGCACTTTGAGGAAAAAGACCAGTTTGCCGGACGTGCAGAGATACGAACGATCTTGCAGTCGACCATGCGCGGCGGCTCGGTGTTTTGGAATTTTGAAAGCTATAACCCGCCTATCTCGCGTGACAACTGGGCGAACAAAGACAGCTTGGAGGAACGGGATGACCGCTTGTGTCATAAGTCTACGTATCTGCAAGCACCGCCGGAGTGGTTGGGAGAACAGTTTCTCGCAGAAGCGGGACACCTGAAAGAGACGGACGAGCGAGCATATCAGCACGAATATCTCGGTATACCGGTAGGGACCGGCGGAAATGTGTTTGATAAGCTGGAACTGCGGGAGATTACCGATGAAGAAGTCAAAAGTTTCGACCGCATCTATCAGGGGGTGGACTTCGGCTGGTTCCCTGACCCGTTTGCTTTTATCCGGCTGTATTATGATCGGGCGAGAGAGACGATATATCTGCTGGACGAGATTTACCAAAACAAATTATCCAACGAGCAAAGCGCGACCATGATTAAGCAGCGCGGATATAACAACATTAGGACAATCTGCGACAACGCCGAGCCGAAGAGCGTTGCTGATCTCCGCGCAATGGGGCTACCTGCGTATGAAGCGGTCAAAGGACCCGGCTCTGTGGAATACGGCATGAAGTTTTTGCAGCGCAGAACGATCGTCATTGACAGGCGGCGCACACCGCACGCTTACGATGAATTTGTTGGATACGAATACGAACGAAACAAAGACGGCGACATCATCAGCGGCTACCCCGACGCGAATAATCACTTGATTGATGCGACAAGGTATGCGTTAGAGCCTGTCAGCCGCAGAATGGGAGTTATTGCATGAGCAGTGCAGTTATCCAAAAGTTAAAAGAGCTTGGCTATACGACGATCCCGGAAGAGTTCTACAGCCAAGTTGACCTCTGGAAATCCTGGTATGTTGGGAAAGTAAAGAATTTTCACAAATACAGAGAATATAACGGGCATGAGTGGGTGAAAAAGAAGCGGTCTTCGCTCGGAATGGGAAAGAAAGTCTGCGAAGATTGGGCAAATCTTCTCATGAACGAAAAGGTTAAAATCACGCTTGAAGGCAAAAAAGAGCAGGAATTTATTGACCGCATTTTGGAAGAAAACAACTTTACCGTAAAAGCAAACGAAATGCAGGAAATGAAGTCCGCGCTCGGAACGGTTGCATATGTACCGCGCGTCATTGGCCAGAAAGTAAACGACTACGACGCGCCGATTCCCGGAAGTGCGGAAGACATTGCAATCGACTATGTGACGATGGAGCACATTTACCCGCTTTCATGGCGAAATGGCGTGATTACAGAGTGCGCATTTGATAGTGTTGCAACACGGTTCGGACATCAGTATTTGTTCCTGCAAATCTTTAAAAAAGAGCGGAACGGCAAATACACAATCGAAAACAGCATTTATTTGTACGAGAATGAAACGCTGTCGGAAGTTAGCCTTGCATCCGTTGATGGCTTTGAGCATATCCCGCGTGTCGTCCATACAGGGAGCGCGGAAAAACAGTTTGTGATCGATCGCCCGAACATTGCCAACAATTTCGATTATCTCTTGCCCGTCGGTGTCCCTGTTTATGCAAATGCTCTTGATGTGCTGGAAAGTGTAGACAAGGCGTTTAACTGCTATGGCAACGAGTTTGACAATGGCGCGTTGCTGCTGATGGTAAAAATGCCAGCAACAAGGTATGAGGACGGGAAGCCGACTTTGAACGATAATGATGGTAGGTTTTACCTTCTCCCAGAGGACACGCAGCAAGGGAACGTTGTCGAACCAATTTCCCCACAATTGAGGACGCAGCAGTTAAATGTTGGCTTACAAGACCAACTCAATATGCTATCCAGCAAGTGCGGCTTCGGCGAGACCTATTACCGCTTTGACGGTGGAAGCGTAGCAACTGCCACGCAGGTCATCAGCGAGAATAGCACCATGTTCCGCACGATCAAGAAGCATGAAATTATCCTTGAGCAGGCATTGACTGAGCTGTGCCGCGTTCTTCTCCGGCTTGGGAATACTGCAATGAACGCAGGGCTTGACGAAAATGTAGAAATCTCCATCGACTTCGATGATTCCATCATTGAGGACAAGCAAACCGATTTTTCCCGCGATATGCAGCTTTTGCAGGCGGGCATTATGAACGATTGGGAGTTCCGGGCAAAGTGGATGAACGAGGATGAGGAGACTGCAAAGGCGGCTTTGCCGAAGATGCAGGACATGACCACGGAGCAGCAGAACGAAGTGGAGTGAGGTGACGGGCAGTGCCAAAATACCCATTCTCCCCTCCTGTTTTGGATGCGCTGCCGGAAGAACTGGCAGAGCTGTACCGTGGGCTTGAAAACACGCTGCTGATGGAGATATGCTCCCGCCTGAAACTGCGGGACGAGCTGAATGAGGTCACGATGCAGGACATCAAGGCGCTGCGGTCACACGGCATCGATCTGAAAGAAATTGAGAAAGCCATACGCAAAACTTCAGGTATCAGCGAAACAAAATTGAATAAGCTGCTTGACGATGTTGTGGAGCGCAACCAGACGTATTACACCGAGTTGATTGACCTTGCGCACATCACGCAGCCGGAAACGCTGGTAAGCGTAGAAGATACTTGGGCAATATACGAGCAGACGAAGCAAACACTGCGCAACATAACGCGCTCAATGGGCTTTTTAGTGGACGCTGGCCGCACAATGCTACCCCCTGCCAAGGCGTACCAATGGGCTTTAGATGCCGCCACGGTGAAAGTAGAAAGCGGGGCTATTTCGTATGGGCAAGCAATCAAAGACGCCGTTAGAGAGCTTGCAAGCAATGGCCTGCGCGTGGTGGACTATGAGAGCGGACACCGCGACCATGTAGACGTAGCTGCACGCCGTGCCGTAATGACAGGCGTATCGCAGCTGTGCAGTAAGTACACGGAGCAAGCGGCGGAATACTTGGAAACGCCGTATTATGAAGTGTCTGCCCACGCCGGGGCGCGTGATAAGCCGGGGCCGTCACCGTGGTCAAGCCATAAGGACTGGCAAGGCAAAGTGTATTCCACGCGCAGCGGCGACATCTACCCGAACATCTACGAGGTCTGCGGTCTGGGTGCTGTGGATGGTCTGGAAGGAGCCAACTGCCGTCACCGTCGCAACGTTTGGGTTGAGGGCGTAAGTGAACGCACATACACTGACGAACAGCTTGAGCATATCGACGATGGGCTTGGCTGTACGTTTGAGGGCAAGACCTATACGGCATACGAGGCCACGCAGGAGCAGCGAAAGGTAGAGCGCACTATACGCAAGCTCAAGCGTGAAAAAGCTGCTTACAGGGCCTCAGGATTGCGCGAAGAAGAACAGGCGGTAAATATAAGGATTCGGCGGTTAAATGCGAAATACAAAGCGTTCAGTGCGGCGTCAGGGCTGCCGGAGCAGCGGGAGAGAATGAAAATGCTGTATGAATTGGGAAGAAGCCAGAAAGGCAACCGAATTTTGTAATACGCAGCGGGGAATGACGCTGTGGGAATAAAAGGAGAGTAAAAATGGCAGACGAAACTATGACTTTTGATGAAATACTGGCTGACCCTACCTATAAGGCGGAGTTTGACAGGCGAATCACAAAGGCACTTTCGACTGTCCAGAGCAAGCTGGACGCGGAAGTGGAGAAGAACAAGCAGTTTGCGGCAAGTGGAAACGCGGAAGCGGAAGCGCTCAAAAAGGAGATCGAGGGCTACAAGTCCAAGATCGCCGATTATGACTACGCAGATGTGATCCGCAAGACGCTTGCTGAAAAGGGCGTGAAGTTCAGCTCTAAAGCTGCGGAAAAGGCGTATTTGGCAGACCTGAAAGCAAAGCACCTTGAAATCAAGGACGGTGCGCTTGATGGGTTTGACGAATGGCACAAGGCGCAAGTCAGCGCCGATCCGTCCGCGTTCCAAGACGGCGTAAAAATCGACTGGTCCGCTGCTGTTGGCGGCGGCGAAAAGAAAACAGATACCAATGCCGCGATGAACAACCTGATTCGCGGCGCACTCAAGTAACGAAAAGGAGATTACAACATGGCAAGTATTGATCGTTCCGCACTTTCCGGCCTTATCCCGGAACCCGTAACCCGCGAAATCATGCAGGGCGCTATCGCCGAATCTGCCGTTCTTCGTATGGGCCGCAGACTGGCGAATATGTCCAGCAAGACGCAGACCATCAATGTGCTCGACGCGCTTCCCTCCGCGTATTTCGTCAACGGCGAGGCCACTGACGGCGGCGCCGGTGAGGCATTCAAGCAGACCACTAAGATGGCGTGGGACAAGAAGAAGCTGTACGCCGAGGAGATCGCTGTTATCGTCCCCATCCCCGAGGCTGCTCTCGATGATGCGGACTATGACATTTGGGGCGAGGTTAAGCCTCGTCTGACCGAGGCTTTCGGCAAGGTCATTGACGCGGCTATCCTGTTTGGCACGAACAAGCCGAGCACTTGGCGCACTGGCGTTGTTCCTGCTGCTGTCGCTGCCGGCAACGGTGTGCCCATCAGCTCCGACATTTTCAGCGACATCATGGGCGAGAACGGCCTGATCGCCAAGGTTGAGCTGGACGGCTTTAACCCCAACGGCGTTATGTCCGCCATCCAGATGCGCGGCAAGCTCCGTGGTCTGAAGGACACCACCGGCCAGCCTATCTTCAAGTCCGATATGCAGGGATCTACCCGCTACGGCCTTGACGGCATGGATATGTACTTCCCCATGAATGGCGCGTTCGATCCTGCTCAGGCGCAGATGATCGTCGGTGACTGGAGCCAGCTCGTCTACGCCATCCGTCAGGACATGACGTTCAAGATTTTCACCGAGGGCGTTATCCAGGACCCCACCACCAAGGCTATCACTTACAACCTCATGCAGAACGATATGGTCGCCCTCCGTGCGGTCATGCGTCTCGGCTGGGAGATCGCGAATCCCGTCAATGCTTATAACGTGGACAAGGCTGACCCGTTCCCGTTCTCCGTGTACGGAAAGGGTGGCGACATCTCCGCTGTTACCGTCTCGCCCGCTACCGCCACGATGGCAAAGGGCGACAGCAAGGCGTTTACTGCTGCTGTTACCGGCGAGGGCATTATCAACGGAGAGGTCGAGTGGAGTCAGAATGGCACGAAGTCCAAGATCAGCGAAGACGGCTTGCTGACTATCGACTCCGCTGAGACTAAGACCAGTATCACCGTCACGGCCAAGTCCAAGCAGGACGGCACCAAGACCGGCACTGCTACCGTTACCGTTTCTTGATCTGAAAGGAGCTGACCCGTATGACATACGCTGATTATGCATACTACGCCGGAATCTATGTGGGTTCTGTGAGCGAGGGAGATTTTCCGCGTCTGGCTGTTCGGGCCAGCTCCTTCCTCGACTACTACACGATGGGGAAAGCTGAAAGTCACGCCGATTTGGACGCGGTGAAGATGTGCTGCTGTGCGTTGATCGACCAGTACGCTTTGCTGGATGCGGCGCAGAAGGCGGCGACAAAAAGCCTTGCCAATGCAGGCGACCCGGAAACCAAGAGCGAATCGGTAGGCAGCTATTCCCGCACGCTTACGACCGGTGGCGAAGCGGCAAAGTCTGTGCTGGATGCAGTAAGCACCAGTAAACAAATGCTTGCAAACCTGTGCAATGAGTATCTGGCGCATACCGGACTTTTGTATCGGGGAGGTGACTGCAAATGTACGCTCCCCACACTGTAACGATCTACAACTCCGTCAAGGAAACTGATCCGGCAACGTTTAAGGACGTTACTAAGCTCTATGTCACGATTTTACGCGGCGTGCTGTGTGAAGCGTCAAAGGGCGCAAATGTGCGCAAGACCGGGTTAGAGGGCGCGGATGCGGTCAACCTGTATATCCCGTTTTCCGTAGAAGCAATAGACGGGGCGACGGGTAAGCCCAAGAAGTACGTCGGGCCGCAGGAGTTTTACCGTTCCACAGATAAGGCCGGACTGTGGACGCTTTCAGTCAGCGGCAACGGTGGGGTTACGTTTTTCATCAAGGGCGAGTTTGTCACCGACAAGGAAGATGTGGCGCTTTCACAGGATAACTGCTGGAATCTGACAAAGGTAGACGCAATGGACTTTGGCAGCAAAGATATGCAGCATTGGGAATGCGGAGGCAAGTGAAATGATTGCATATCGCGTAAAAATCAAAACGCCAAAGGGCTTCATTGATCGGGCAAGTCAAAAGATCGAGACTGTGGTGGCTACCCAGATCTTGAAAGACACAGCTCCTTATGTTCCGATGTCCGGCGCTGCGGCTGGCCTATCCAACCGAGCCTATGTAGACGGCGGAGCGGTCGTCTATCCGGGACCTTATGCAAGATTTTTGTATGAGGGCAAGGTCATGATCGACCCGAACACCGGCAGCACGTATGCTCCAAAGGGCGGGACAAAGGTCACGACCGACCGAAACCTTGTGTTCCGGCAAGATCATCACGGCATGGCGACTGACCACTGGTTTGAAGCGTCCAAGGCCGAAAACGAAAGCAAATGGTTGCGCGTAGCGAGAAAGGCGGCAGGGCATGAATTTGAATGAAAACCAGATCAGGGTGTACTCGAAGCAAGAGCAGGAAGACCTGAATCGAAGGATCCTGATTTGGCTCAACACTTATCCGGACAATCCCGTCGCGTTGGTCGACTACGAGTCCAAGCTTGCGGCAGATGCTCCGGGCATGGCCCTTTCCCTGATCCAAAACTCGTATACGCCAAGATACGACATCCTTGGAAACTACGATACGGATTATCAATTCAAGGTGATCTACCGCATCAAACCGGGGAACAGTACGGACAAACGGCTAAAGGCTGATGAAGTGCTGGATGCGATCGGAGAATGGTCAAGAACGCAGTTTCCTGACATCGGCGAAAGCCGCACGGTAGTGAGCATCGAACCGGTCACAAGGTCTGCGCTTTTTGCGATTTATGAAAACGGCGATGAAGACCATCAGATTATGATGAAAATGACTTACCACGTCGAGGTATAAAAAAGCCGCTCCCAAAGGAGCGGCAAGGTCATTGCAGGAACATACCGTTTACATCGCGGAAACCGCCAACGGCAATGATAAAGATGTCGATGACCCATCCGATGCCTAAAAGCCCGGCTGTGCAAAGGTATAAGACACCTGACCCGGTCTTGCCGACATAGAAGCGGTGAGCGCCAAGGAAACCGAGGAAGATGCAGAGCAGAAGTGCTGTGACCTTCTTTTTGGGGCCAACGGTAGAGTATCCGCCGATCACGTTCGTGTTCTGCACAAAGACGGTCGGCTGCGGAGCTTGCTGCGGCGTTTGAGGCTGCGGTTGAGCCTGCACTCGGGGCTGTGCTGGATGCTCTGGCTGTTTCTTTCCGAATATCGGGAGCTTGATTTTTTTCTCATCCGAAAAGCCACAGTAAGGACAAGGCATTTCGTTGATCTGCTTCCCACAATTCTGGCAATACATCGTGATCCCTCCTTCTTTGCCAAGCATAGCACACCGGCATTTTCCTGTCAAATCAATTTAACGAAATCTATACGGAGGTAATTACTTATGGCAATCGAAAAGATCAAAAGAAGTGCGATCGCGCACTTTCTGGATACTTCCAAGGCCGCGGACTACGCTGATGCAACGTGGAAGCGCATTGGTAAGTATGTAGATAGCGCATCCACGGAATATAACCCGCAGACGGAGACCGAGCAGGACATCATTTCCGAGTCTGCCACAACGGAGCTGACCGGCTATCAGCCGACCATGCCCATCTCCCAGAAATGCGCCAAGGGCGACGAGGTTTACGAGTTTGTCAACGGCCTGCGCCGCAAGCGCTCCACCATGAGCGACGCGCACACCTGGCTTCTCAACGTCGACCTTTACGACAAGACCGGCTCTGAAGCTTCGGCCACTTATGCGGCAGAGGTGCAGGAGGTCTCTGTTCAAGTGGACACCTACGGCGGCGACGGCGGCGAGGCTCCCGTGCTGGAGTACACGCTGAACTATGTCGGCGACCCGATCCCCGGCACGGTCTCTATCACGTCCGGCACTCCCACCTTTACCAAGACCGCCTGATAGGAGGGGAACAAAATGGCAAACATGATCCGGCTGAACGGCGTAAAGCGCATTGAAGTAAACGACGCGGGCGAATACATCCTCCTCCCGGTCGGCGACGACCAATTCCTTCGTAATTTCTATGCCTTGGTCGACGAGGCGCAGAAAAGGGCGGCAGAGATCCAAACGGACAGCAACGATATCCTCGGCTCGATGGATGCGATCGTCGCGTTTGACAAGTACATGATGGAGCGGGTAGACGGCCTTTTCGGCGCGGATACTTGCCGCAAGGTGTTTGGCGATATTCTTCCGGGCGTTGAGATGTTCCTCGAATTCTTCACGCTTTTAACTCCTTATTTGGAAGAGTACAAAAAAGACCGTGCGGAAGCGATGAGCAAGTACAGCGCCGGTCGGAGGGGATCGAGTGTTTGACATTTTGTTAGACCCTCTTCCAGAGGACTACAACGGCTTTTTGATCCGACCGGATTATCGGATCGGCATTCAGATCGCGCTTTGCCTGCAAGATGAAGATTTGAGCGAAAACGACCGCGTGGTCACGGCTATCTCGCTTCTCTTCGGACGGGGCCTTCCGCCGCTGGAGACGGCGGTGGAGGGCCTCGGATGGTTTATGCGGTGCGGAGCAGAGGCGCAGGACGCGCCGGACAAGGCCAAGCAATGCATATGGTTCGACTTCGACGCAGGACGCATCTGTTCCTCGTTTCGAAAGAGCTTTGGCATCGACATCCATAAGCAGAAAATGCACTGGTTTGAATTTATGGAGCTTTTGGGATGCGTGGATGAGGATTCCGCGCTGTCTCATGCGATCCAGATCCGTGGGACGGACACGAGCGGCATGAAGCCCAAGCAGAAAGCGCAGTACGAGCGGCTGAAGAAGAAGCTCACCCCACCGGTCAAATTCACCAAGGAAGAACAGGAAGCCATTGACGAATTCTGGGCACAGATCAAGTAACAGGAAAGGGGTGAACCCCTATGGCACAAGCTGACGGCAGCATTCGCATCGAGGCCATCGTCAGTGACGAAAAAGCGAAAAAAAAGCTCGACCAGCTCAATACCAAGCTGCGCCGCCAAACGGAAAGCGTAGACAAGCAGGCGGCGGCGGTCGAGCGGCTAAAAGAAAAATATGCGGAGCTGACTGCGGACAACGCGGAACCAAAAGGCGCGAAAAAACTGGCCGATGAGCTGAAAAAAGTCGAAGCAGAAGCAGAAAAGCTCGATCAGGAATACCAGAAGCTCCGCGAATATGCGGACATCAGCAAAGCGGCTAACGGTTCAGTAGATACGCAGACGCAAACTCAGATCGACACGCTGGCGCAAAAACTAGCGGAGGCCGACACAAAAGCAGACGGCTTAAAGCAAAGACTTGCATCTTTAAAAGGGAATCCCGAAGCAACGGCAGAAGCTCGGCATCTGGCGGAGGACATTACCCTCGCCCAAAGCAAACTCGAACGCCTGCAGCTGGAGGCAAACAGCACCCGTACAGCAATTGGCGACTTGGCTGGCGGCTACACGGGAAAGTTTGAGCAGCTCCGTGCGGTGCTCGGCAACATCGGCGGAAAGCTCAAGACTGGCATTGCGGCAGGACTGACCAAGTCCAAGCTCGCCGCGGCTGCACTTCTGGCCAAGCTGCGCGGCATCGGCAAGAGCAGCAAAGACATGAACACGGCGAGCCGCTCCATGCAGAAATTCGGCAGACGCTTAAAGTCCATCGTGCTTGGCGCGTTGGTGTTCAACGTCATCAGCAAGGCTCTGCGCAAGCTGACCCAGCAGATGGGGCAATACCTGACAGCTAACGACGACTTTGCAAAGGCGCTCAGCGGCATCAAGAGCAATCTCCTCACGGCGTTCCAGCCGATCTACGAGTCGGTTTTACCGGCTCTGACGGCGATGCTCGAAAAGGTGGAGCAACTTACGGCCCAGATGGCGCAGTTTGTGGCCTCCATTTTCGGGACGACCGCCAAGCAGGCACAGGAAAATGCCAAAGCGCTTTACGAGCAGGCCGACGCGACCGAGGCGACCGGCAAGGCGGCAAAAAATGCCGAGAAGTTTCTGGCCTCGTTCGACACGATCGAAAAGGTAGGCAAAGAAGAAAACAAGACTGCGCCAAAGTTTGATACGGACTTCTCTACAGTCTTTGACACGGGCGGTCTCTCTTCGTTCTGGGAGCCATTCAAGAAAAGCTGGGAACAGTACGGCACGGCAACCATCAACGCGGCCAAAAGCGCGTTCCAGAAACTCAAAGACCTCGCGTCCTCTCTGTGGGCGACGTTCAAAAACGTGTGGACGAGCGGCGCCGGCTTGTCCGTTCTCAATTCGTTCCAGCTTCTCCTGCAGACTATCCTCGGTATCATCGGGGACATTGCAGCGGCGTTTATGACGGCGTGGAACTCCGGCGCGGGCGAAGCGGTGATCCAGAGCATTGCGTTTCGACTCACGTCGGTCATGGACCTACTCCGCAGCATTGGAGAGGGATTTCGTGAGGCATGGAACGACGGCAGCGGCGTGCAGATCATGGAAACGCTGCTGAGTATCATTGCAAACGTCAACAACACGGTGGGCGAGCTGGCAAATCGCTTGCGCGAGGCGTGGGAAGCCAACAAGAACGGCGTCGCGATCTGGAATGTGATCCTTGATGTCGTGCAGGATATCTTGGACTTCTTCAACGAGATCAGCGCGGCAACATTGAATTGGGCACAGGGATTGAACCTTGAGCCGATCGTGACCGCATTCCGCTCACTGCTGGAAGTGTTTGAACCTTTGGTCGACGTTTTGCTCGGCGGGCTGTCTTGGGCGTGGGAGAACATTCTGCTTCCTCTTGCCAAGTGGACGATCGAAGAGGCGGCTCCCGCAGCGGTCAATTTGCTCGGCTCCGTCTTCAAAGCGCTTACGCCCATCCTCCAGTCAGTGTTTGACCTTTTCAGCGCTATATGGGAGATCGTCAAGCCGATCGCCGAGTTTTTGGGAAGTGTGCTGATTAGTGCGATCCAAGCCCTTGGCTCCGCGATCGAGTGGTTGGGCGATACGCTTTCAAGCATTATCGACTTGATCTCGGAGGCGGCAAATGCGCTCTCCGATTTCTTGGGAAGAGCCTTTTCCGGTTTCGGCACTGCCGTTCTGGAAACCTTCACCGGCGGCGGAGCGCGTACATACGCGGCTGCGCCACAGAGATTGATGGATGCCTATCCGCACCTTGCAAATGGCGCAGTGATCTCGCCCAACAACGAGTTTCTGGCTGTGCTCGGTGACCAGAGGAGCGGCATGAACATTGAGACTCCTGCGGCTACGATGCTGCAGATGTTCAAGCAGGCTTTGGCGGAATCCGACTTTGGCGGCGACGTGACCGTGAATTTTAAGGGCAACACCACAATGGCGCAGTTTGTCCGGACGATCTACCCGCAGATCGAAGTGGAACGTCAGCGCCGCGGGCCTGCAATCGGAGGGAGTGCTTTATGATGAATGCACCATTCACAATTGACGGGACGACTTACAATGTCACCGTGCCGGTTGGCGGCTTAAAGCGGTCTTTTAAAGTCCTCGATGGGAAAAACGCGGGCCGTGTGCTCTCCGGCGATATGGAGCGCGACATCATCGGCACGTTTTACAACTATGAGCTCCAGATCGATGCAAGAAGCGCAAGCCTTACGGAATACGACCAACTCTATGAGGTGTTGAGTGCTCCGGTTAACTTTCACACCGTCGCTTTCCCGTATGGACAAAGCACACTGTCTTTTCAGGCGTATGTGACCGAGGGGCAGGACAGTATTTCCCGCATTGCAGGCGGCAAAAACTATTGGCGAGGTCTTACAATCCAATTTGTTGCAAAATCGCCGCAAAGGAGGTAAGGCATGGCAAAAAACAAAATCGTTTATGCATCTTACATCTTTTCCGACGATGACGAAACGCTGCGAAGCGGGAACGAATACCAGATCACGTCTTTGATTGCCGACGAGCTGCAGGCGGACACCATCGAGCTTGAGGTGAAGTGCAGCGACAAGAACATCGTCGTATTCACGGAAAACGCGCCGCTGCAGTATTACCGCGAGAACCTTTTGCGAAGCACTTATTATGTGCAGAGCATCAAGCGGATCGGCGGTGATAAGTATACCATTTCGGCGGACTCCGCGATGGGCCTGCTGATGAAGCGTTTGCACGTCGGCGGGATCTATACCGGTCAGACGGTAAAGGAAGTGGTGAACGAAATCTGCGGGAATATCCCCATCCTCGTAAAGACTGTCTTTGCTGATACCAAGCTCTACGGCTGGCTTCCATATTGTAAGCCGCCGGAAAGCTCGGCGCGGAACAATCTGGCACAAGTGCTGTATGCCATTGGCGCGGCGCTGACCACGGACAACAACGGTGTGCTGCGCGTAGAGCCACTATGGGATGGCACTTCCTCCTCAATAGGCGAGACGAGATTGTTTTTTGACGGGAGCGTGGAGACAGAAAAACCCATCTCCGCCGTTACCGTCACGGAGCATCAGTACATCGCGGGAACCGACGAAAAGGAGCTGTTTTCCGGCACATCTCAGCAGGGCGACATCATCACCTTCTCCGAGCCGATGCACTCACTCGCCGCGACAGGCTTCACCATTTTAGAGAGTGGCGCAAACTACGCCAAAATCTCCTCCGGCTCCGGCTCGCTCAAGGGCAAGACGTACATCCACAACACGCGCCTTGTGACGCAAACCGTCACAGAAAACGCGGCGGAAAACGTCAAGTCCGTCACGGACGCCACGCTCGTCTCCCTTGTCAATTCCTCCGCTGTTGCTAAAAGGCTGGTAGACTATTATAAGTGCCGAGAGACCATCACTAACGGCATTGTAAGCGGGCAGGAGAAGCCCGGACATGTGGTCAGCGTCTATCACCCCTACGATAAAAAGATGGTCTCTGCGTGCATCGTAAGCCTTGACACGACCATGAGCGGCACACTCAAGAGCGAAATGGCGGCGCTCGTCGGCTTTCTTCCTCCGCAGCCGGAATCATCGGAGTATTTTGACGAGCGCGTCATCCTCACAGGCTCGGGCGAGTGGACGGTCCCGGAGGGCGTGACGAGCTACACCCGCGTCCTTATCGGCGGCGGTCACGGCGGCAGCAGCGGCCATCAGGGTGAAAGCCCCGCCGTGCGCGCATCGAAGACATGGACCGAGAAATATGACGCTCTCAGACGCTACGTCGGCTTTAACAAAGGCGTCTCTATGGAGGGCGGCAAGGGCGGCATGCCCGGCGTGCCGGGCGAAGGCGGCAAGGTGCTGGTCGAGACCGTCACCGACGCGGTACCGGGCGCAAAGGTCTCCTATGCTTGCGGAACGGGCGGCTACGGCGGCGTCTTTTCGCAAGGAAACGACGCGGGCGCACCCGGTACCGCGACCACAATGGGCAGCGCAACGAGCGACACAGGCTCGTCGAGCGAGGCGGGCTACACCGACACGATCACGGGCGAGGTTTTTGCCGCCAAAGGCAAAAGCGGCATCGCGGGCAGCCCGGGCAACGGCTACACATGGAGCGATGGGAAGTACACCTACCAGCCAAGCCCCTCGATCACCGTCGACGGTGTGACCTACTCCGCGGGCAAAAACAAGGAGGAGGTCGAAGGAGAAGACGGGCAGGGCCGCTACAACACCGCGCCCTATGGTTACGTCGGCTACAGATGGCTCGGCGGCTACGGCGGCGGCGCGGCGGCAGGCTCCAACGGAAACGACGGCCTTGCAAACGGCAGCGGCGATGCTTATATCGGCTCCTCAAGCGCATTCGCGACGGTCACGGCGGCGCGCGGCGGCGCGGGCGCAGACGCAACGCCGCCCGCCAAGGAGAGCCGTTACGGCTGCGGCGGCACAAGCGGCCACGGCGGCGGCGGCGCAGGCTCCAACGGCACAGCGGAAGCGCACCAAACGACATCTGAAAATATATCGGTCTCGCAGGCGTCGCTAACCGCAAGCGACACCCAACATGCCCCGGGCGGTCGCGGCTCCGACGGCGGCGATGCGGGCGACGGCTGCATCATCATTTACTACCGCAAAAAGAAAGAGCTGCAGCCCGGCCCGCTCGTGACCAGCAACAACCTTGGCCTGCTCGATTCTCTCGGGCGGAGAATGATCGTTTAAGGAGGTTTTTATGCCGAACGATTATTACACCATGCTCTACACCGGCGAGAAGACCGACGAGCTATTGCAGCGCGTGGACGAAGGCGAGATCATCATCCCCTCCTCGACGGCGGGCAGCACGAAAAAATTCAAGCTGACGGTGGACGACACCGGCGCCGTCAGCGCAACGGAGGTGACGACGTAATGGTACAAGGCGACGCTTACTCCATCGACGTGGAGATCACCAACGAGGGCCAGACGCTTATCCCCCCGGCCATCTCTCTGGTCGAGATCGCGCTGCTGAACCTCGTCAAGACCTATCCGGGCGATGTCACGTTTTCCGACGGCAAATTTCACTTTCCCCTCACGCAGACGGAGACCTTCGGTCTACCGACCGTCTGCCCCATGCAGGTGCGCGTGAAGTTCCCGAGCGGCGACGTGATCGGCTCGGAAATGCAGCGCCTTGACGTCAAGCGTGCGCTGAGTAGGAAGGTGATCTGATGGTCACGTTCGAATTGACGCAGAAAACGGCGCTTTCGGTAGCGTTTGACGTCACCATCCGCGGGGGCGGCGGAGGCGAGCCGTATGACGGTCCATATACCGTGACGCCCGACTTTGAGACGCAGGAGCTTGCCACAAAGGACAAGTTTCTGAAAGACAATGTGACCGTTGATCCTATTGCGGTCGCCCGTGTGGAAAACCCCGCGGGCGGAAAAACAATTTTTATCGGAGGTATTTTCAATGGCTGAAAATCAGTACAACAGCAAAATCGTGCTCTCGAGCGGCGAAGTCCTCATGGACCTCACCCAAGACACCGTGGTCGCGGACAAACTCCTCAAGGGCTTTACCGCGCACGGCAAGGACGGCGCACCCATTACCGGCTCCTGCGAGTTTGACGCGGACACCGGCGACGCCACCGCGGGCGCGGCGGAAATTCTGGCCGGCAAGACGGCCTACGTCACCGGCAGCAAGGTCACCGGTACCATGCCGAACAACGGCGCTAAGACGCTCAGCATTACGGAAAAGGGTAAGCCGGTCACCATCCCCCAGGGCTACCACGACGGCAGCGGCAAGGCGCAGATCGACGCAGCCGAAGAGGCAAAGCTGATCCCCTCCAACATCCGCGAGGGCATTACCGTCCTCGGCGTGCTCGGTACGATGTCCGGCAGCGAGGGCATGAAGCCGCAGGCCAAGAGCGTCACACCCACGTTTGCCTCGCAGGAGGTCCTGCCCGACGAGGGGTACAACTGCCTCAGCTCCGTCACGGTGGCGGCGATCCCGATTGCCTACACCGACAACGCGCAGGGAGGCAAGACGGTCACCATCGGCTGAGGAGGTGCGGCATGGCCAACAACAAAGTCCAGCTCAGCGACGGAACGGTCCTGCTTGATCTGACCGGGGACACCGTAACGCCGGAGAATCTGCTCTCAGGGGCCACCGCCCACAATGCAGCGGGGGAGCAAATTAGCGGCGCGGTCGCGCCTGTCCGGTACGATGTCGCTCAAGATCTGACATCCGCCCAAAAAGAACAGGCGCGGGACAACATCGGGGCATCTGCAACTGTGACCATGCGCAAGGTGACGCTGACGGTGGCAGGGTGGGATTCCAGCACCAAGAAGCAGACGGTAACGGTTTCCGGCATCCTCGCCGACACGACGAAGCAGTGCATCTATCCCGCGCCCGTCGACACGTCGTATGACAGCGCGTGGAACAGCTGCGGCGTGCTGTGCGTGGCGCAGGCGGCAGGCAAGCTGACGTTTCAGTGCGAGACCATGCCAACGGCAAGCATTGACGTTTATGTGACGGTTATGCCGGTGGCGTTTTCGTGAGGTGAACGGCGATGATTTATAATTTGCCGAGGAAGAAAGCGAAGTTTGAGGAAACGTGGGTTATCAAACAATCCCCAGAACTTATGTACGACTCAATAACAATGGAGATTCCTTTCGAATCTAATTCTACGAGTTTTCAAAAAATTGAAGTGCGTGGAAACTTTTTTCCTGGTTCCGGTATATATTATGACGCAATTAATGCTTGGAACGCCAACGGTTGGGTTAACGAGGCATATCGCACCATCACATTTTTTGAGCCGCCGACCGGTGACCTGCTCACATGGTTACAGGCAAACGCTGTGAAACAGTAAGGAGTGCAATATGTACAACTTTAGCATGCTAAAATCCGGGGGGCAGCTCCTAACGTTGCTTCGTCGCATTTCACAAAAAGCGGTGCGGCATAATCTTCAATCCAAATGTCATGGCCTCTGCGGGCGCAGCTTGAGGACGCAGAACACGCCACGAAAATTCTTTTGATGGAGGAGAAGTGACATGAAGAAAACCTACGCCGAACGCGCACGCGAACATGTGGCGGAGACGCGGAACGCGCTGCAAACCTTTTTGACGAGCTAAATCATGGTCAGCATAAGAAAATCCAGCATCAAGGAGATCACCGGCGAAAGCTACGCCGATGATAAATAAATTTTGAACAAAGAAAAGGAGAACAAAACAATGGCTACTTACAAGAGAATCGCATCCGACGGCAAGCCCATCGAAGTCACCGACATGCCCTACGGTCTGAGCGAAAATTCGGGCATCAGGACCAGCATCAAGCAGCCCGTCATGGCGCGCGACATTTCCCGCGCCGGCACGGAGATCTACGTCCTGCCGCAGTACAAGCTCACCTACGATGAGAACGGCTACTGCGTCAAGATGACGGCCTGCGCCATCCCCGAAGACATCGCGGAAAAGCTCGCGGAGCTAAACAAGTAAAAAAGCCGCCCCGGAGGGCGGCAAATTGACAAAGCGCGGCAGGCTCTGCTATAATTCGCCTGCCGGTAAGAACGGCGAGGTTGTCCACTTCCTGCAAAGGAGGTGCGCGATGGTTACATACGCTGATATGTTCACATATTCGCTTGTGCTCATCGGTCTTGCGTCTCTGATCTTCACGGTCACAAGACATAAGAAATAACCGCCCACCATAGCGGTAAGCGGCGTTTCCTTCGAGCTATAAACTCACTGAGGGACGACCGCCACCAGCAATGGCAGCCGTTCTTACTGGCCTAAATATAGCACACCTAAAGCCGCTTTGTCAAGCACGACAAGGCGGCTTTTTTCGCGCCGCCGGAAAGAGAGACAACGCCTATGGAAAGTTTATCGAAATTGGCGGCGCTGTGCTCGGAGCTGACGGTCATCCTCGCGGCGGTCGCCATGCTCGTCAAGCCGCTGCGCAACAAGCTGCTGGGGCTGGACAAGCTAACCGACGCGCTCAAGTGCCAGCTCCGGCACGACATGCTGCACACCTATTACCGCCACAGGGAGGGCCGCACCATCCGACAGTATGAGCTGGAGGATTTTCTCTATCTCTATCGGGGCTACAAGGCCCTCGGTGGAAATAGTTTCATTGACCGCATCAAGTCGGAGATCGACGAGTGGGAGGTAATGTCATGAAAGACGTCAAGGGCTCCACCTCGGAGGAGGTGCGCATGATCCGCGCCATCCAGCGCTCCGTCGGCGCGCTGGACAACGGCTGGATCGGCAATCAGACACTGAGCGACATCGCGGCCAAGCTCGGCGCGGACTGCTGGCCCCTTAACGTCGAGCTGTACGGACAGCCCTGCATCCTCGCGCGGGACATCGAGCCCGTCAACATGAGCGGTCCGCTGCCGAAAAACGCGATCTCGGGGAGCTTTTCTTGGCAGGGCGCGCCGTGCAGCATCCTGGTGCGCGGCGGCAAGGTCGTGCGCGACTGGAGCTGTCACTATCCCCGCCCTGAGAGCGTGCTCTACAAGACCACGGACGGCGCGGTGCGCATTGCCCGCGTCTCCTCGGCGGCGGCGCTGGGAGACATCGTTTGGGCGGTCGGAGGGCTTGGCCTGCTCGACCGCTATGACCCCGCGGCGGAGGGCTTTACGGGCGCATACTCCGACGTGCTGCGCAAGACCAACCACACCGTCCTCGGCTACAAGGGCGGGATGCTCTACGGCGTCTACTGCAAGGCTATGACCGCGCAGCAGGTCAACGCCTTTTGCCGGGACAAGCTCAAGCTGGATTACGCCGTCATGTTAGACGGCGGGCACGTCGCCGCCATCAACGGCGCGTGCAACAAGATCAACACCAACCAGCGGCAGTTCTATGCCGTGCGGTTTTTGTAAAGGAGGCTCAAAAATGCAAAATCGACTTGCCAATCTGCTCACGGTCAAGAGCATTGTAACCGTCGTGCTCACGGCGGTCTTCTCGGTGCTTGCCCTGCGCGGCAGCATCAGCGGGACGGAGTTTCTGACGATCTTCACGACCATCATCGCCTTTTACTTCGGCACGCAGACCGAAAAAAAGAAAAATGAAGAGGTTTCTTGAGACCTTAACCGCGTGGGAGGGCGCGGTGCGCGGCGACGCGGTGCATAAAAGCATCGTGGACGCATACAACAGCTACCTCCCGCACCCGCGCGGCTACAGGCTCACCTATTCGGACGATTACTGCGCGGCGATGGTGTCCGCGGCGGCAATCCTCTGCGGCCTGACAGAGGTCATTCCCATCGAGTGCAGCTGCGGCGAGCAAATGCGCTGGTATCAGGCGCGCGGCCAATGGATCGAGGACGACACGCACGTCCCCACGGTCGGCGAGCAAGTGTTTTACTGCTGGAACGACCGCAAGGACTACGCCCTCACGGACTGCACCGGCGCGCCCAACCACACGGGCATTGTGACCGCCTGCGACGGGCAGAAAATCACGGTGTTCGAGGGGAACAATGGCAAAACCCACGAGTGCGCTTATCGCGTCATTCCCGTCAACGGGCGCTATATCCGGGGCTTCGGCGTGCCTGCATATCCTGCGGGAAAGCGCACGTTGGTGCGCGGCGACAAGGGCGCGGCGGTCGGCAAGCTGCAAGAGCTTCTCAACGCTTGCGGGTACGAGCTGGACGTGGATGGTTCGTTCGGACCCGCGACGCAAAGGGCGTGGGGGGAATATGTTTACGCATACCTCGAAAAAATTCTAAAATAACGAAAGGAAAACGGGCGGGAGGCATGCCTCCCCTCGCGTGAGCGCTCTGCAAGCCCCGGCGCACAGCATGGACAAGCAGCACCGAGCGATCCGGGCAAAATTATCCTCTATGGCCCCGCGGCGGGCCGTGGCATACATTCGGTCTTTTGAGCTTCCACCCGACGAAATGGCGTGCCTCGTCGAGTGCGACGTGCGGGGCCGCTCCTGCGTACAGGTGGCATTTGAAATGAACCTGTCGCCGGATACGGTCAAAAAGTATCGCCGAAAGGCGTACCGCAAAATCGCATCGGAAGTCTTTGAATAGGAAAAGAGCTTCACCAAACGGTGAGGCTCTTTTCCTTTATGGGGGGGTATAAATGACGCATGGAGCACGTCGTGACAAAAATAGCATATTCCGTCAGAATTTGCAAGCGCAATCGTTCGACGAATTTCGCCGTACACTTTTCATCCCCTTTCCCGGCACTTTGGGTAAGGGGTTTTCTTGTACCATAAAGGCAGAAAAGGAGGTGCGCTGTATGTACGAACGGCTTTTGGCATTGGGCTTCACCGAGCAGATGGCGAGGGATATTTTGGTGCTGTTCCCCGAGCCGGACGAGCTGCGCACCTATGTTTATTTTGCGGAGCTGCTCCATGTATAGCTATTATAATCCGTCGCCTTATGGCAAGAACGTGGGGGACTGCACCGTTCGGGCGATCTCCAAAGCGACCGGAAAAGACTGGGGCGAAACGTATCTCGCGCTCGCCATACAAGGCTACTTAGACGGTGACATGCCGTCGGCCAATGCGACCTGGGGCGCGTATCTGCACTCCCTTGGATATCGGCGCTACATCGTGCCGGACACCTGTCCTCTGTGCTATACCGTCGGGCAGTTTGCAAACGAGCATCCGGCAGGCACATACATTTTAGCCCTGTCCGGTCATGTGGTGTGCGTACAGGACGGGACGATCTTTGATTCATGGGACAGCAGCAATGAGACTGTTCTCTATTTTTGGGTAAAGGAGACTGAATGACATGGCTTTTAATCCGTACTATCAAAACCCTTATTATCCACAGCCGATGCCGGACAACCTTATGCAGATGCGGCAGCAGCAGATGATGCAGCCTGCTCCGCCTCCCGTGCCGCAGAATCCTGTTGCGACCGGCGGCGTGCAATGGGTCAGCAGCGAGCAGGAGGCGAGAGGCTACCTGATCGCGCCCAACTCCGCTGTGGCGTTGTGGGATTCCACCTCCCCCACCGTGTACCTCAAGCAGTCCGACGCAAGTGGCAAGCCGACGCTCAAGATTTACGACCTCGTAGAACGTGCAGAAACGGCCTCTAACGCGTCGCAAAAGCCGGGAGTGGAATTTGTCACACGCGAGGAGTTCGACCGTCTGGCGGCGCTTGTGGGCGAAATAAAGGGCAAGAAGAAGCGCAAGGTTGAGGAGGACGAGGACGATGAGTAATCCTTTTTTCGGTGCGCTCGGCGGCGGACAGATGCCTGGGCCGGTGGGTGAGCTGATGCAACTCAAGCAAAAATTCCAGCAGTTCCAAAGCGGCTTTCAGGGAAACCCAAAAGAAGAAGTCAATAAGCTCCTGCAATCTGGCGCTATGAGCCAGCAGGAGTTAAACCAACTGCAAACGATGGCAAAGCAGTTCGAGCATTTGTTCCGCTAAAAAAGCAGAGGGCATTTAGCCCTCTGCATACTCCCAAATATAACCTTTGTAAGTATCCCGCTTATAATGACCGTTACAAGCCGAAGATACTGATGTCATTTTGTATTCTTCTGGCAAATCCGAAAGGCCATTATAGGTTGCAACAATGATCCCGTCTTTTGTTCTCTGCAAAATTTTTCTTCGGTATTCGTCTTTCCGATGGTTTAACGGGATTTCTAATATATCTTCAGCCGACCAGCCTTGCATAAAGCGATATTGAACGGAATATCGGCTCAACCCGAGTTTTCGGCACCATTCAGCAAGCGTTTTTGTTTCGCCTTTGTATGTTAGATACTGGCTTGTAGTTTTGTTGTTTTGCTGAATTTCATTGGTCGCCCATCTGCAATTTTCAGGGCAATAGTTTCCGTTTACATCAATTCGGTCAATAGAGCATCCATCAGGACGACCACCAACTGAATCTGACCATTTTATAAATTCATCAAAATCATGCCACTGATTGCAAACGGAAATGCCCCTGCCACCATAATTCTTGTACATTTCATCATTTGGGTTTTCGCATCGCCCAAGCATGTTGTTCCAAGTGTTGTAAAGGGGATGCTTTGAACGACCTGTATACAATTTGCAGCCCATTATAGGCGCTTTCCTGTATTTGTACCGAATGCATCCGCAAGATTTTATTCCCCCGTTTTTTACGGGAGATAGTCGGGTTACAGTTTCGCTTCCGCATTCACACTTGCATTTGCACACATAGTAACCTTTTACCTTATCAATCCAAATATCAAGGATAGTTAAGCGGTTAAATTTTTGACCGATTAGTTGTTGGTGCTTTTGAGCGTAAAAACCTTTGTCTCTGTACGGCATAGCACTGTCCTTTCGTGCAGTCCTAAATTTTGTATTGCACGGAAACCGATAGGACTTTCGGCTTGTCGGGAGCTACCCTATCCGTGCATATCAATTATACCATATTTTCAACATTGATACAACATTTTCTGGCCAGAAAGTTGTAAATAAAAACTTATTGAAAGGAGAGATAACATGTCTCTTTCTGATGGTACTCCCATGATGACTATGCCGGTCGCCCCCGCAAACAATTACGGCGGCGGTATGGGTATGTGGGGCGACAGCTGGATCTGGATTATCGTTCTTTTCCTCTTCGGCTGGGGCCGCAACGGATTTGGCAACGGTAACGGCGGCGGTGTGATGGACGGCTACGTTCTGACATCTGACTTTGCGAGCGTTGAGCGCAAGCTCGACAGTATTGCAAATGGCATTTGCGATTCCACCTTTGCGTTGAACAATGCCATTACTGGCGGCTTTGCTACGACCACACAGGCCATCAACACCGGCTTCGGCAATGCCGAGCTGTCCCGCAGCAACCAGCAGGCGGCGCTGATGCAGCAGCTCAACGCCATGCAGATGCAGGCCGCAAATTGCTGCTGCGAAAACCGTGCAGCTATCGCCCAGGTGCGCTACGACATGGCGGCGCAGGCGTGCGACACGCGCAACACCGTGCAGAACGCCACACGCGACATCATTGACGCGAACAACCAGAACAGCCGCGCCATCCTCGACTTCCTGACGCAGAGCAAGCTGTCCGACCTACAGACCGAGAATCAGAATCTGAAACTGGCGGCATCTCAGGCCGCGCAGAACAACTATCTGATCTCGCAGCTGCGTCCGTGCCCTTCGCCTGCCTACATTACCTGTAACCCGTGGGCGGGCAGCGGTTACGGCGGCTGCGGCTGCAATCAGGGCTGCGGCTGCTGACAACTGCATAGCATAGCTTTTTGTTGACGATTTTGTTGACGTCAACAAAATGTTCGGCCCCGTGCCGATACTGACAACAACGCGGCGGGGCAATAGCTCCGCCGCTGTATTTTAATTGCCTCGATTTCGAGGCATATGAAAGGACTGAACTCATGAAAACGATTGACGATCTGAAACAAGAATTTGTAGACCATCTTGCCGCTATGGATAAGTCCGAAATGAGCATGCTCGAACTCACAAACTATGCCGATCTGCTGCATAAGGCGGACGCTCTTTTCAAGCCAAGCTATACAGATGTACTTGCATCCGGCTTCATTCCCCCTTTTGCGGCAACTACTTGGAAAAAGGAGGAGAAGAAAAATGGCTGAATATAGTAATTCCACTATTGTTTCTGTTGCTGCTGGGCAAAACGTCCCGCTGACGGAAACTGCGGTCAACAGCAAGCCTTGTATCGTGCATCGTCAGGGCGCCGGCATTGTCACGCTGCGCGGCATCACCAATCAAAACCGCGCTCTGTTTAGGGTCTCCTATGGCGGCAACATCGCTATTCCCACCGGAGGCACGGTTGAGGCCATCACGGCGGCGCTTGCCATTAACGGAGAGCCGTTGACCAGTGCAACAGCTACCGTCACGCCTGCGGCGGTAGAAAACTACTTTAACATTTATGTTTCCGCACAGGTCTGCGTCCCGAAAGGCTGTTGCCTGACGGTCGCAATGGAAAACACCAGCACTCAGGCCGTCAACTTCGCCAACTCGAACCTGACGGTTGAGAGAATCGCGTGAAAGGAGAATGGACATGAGCAAGAAAGCAATGTACGAGCTTCGCAATATGCTGTGCGACGAACTCGACGAGCTGGCGCGCAAGGGCGACCTGGGCGCGGGCGACCTTGAGATCGCGCACAAGCTGACCGACACCATCAAGAACATCGACAAGATCGAGATGATGGAGGACGACGGTTATTCTCGCGACGGAGACTATTCTCGTGGCGGCGACTGGCAGGCCGATATGCGCGGCACTTACGGCAGGGGCAGCTCCTATGCTCGCCGCGGCACGCATTACGTCCGCGGGCACTACAGCCGCGCCGACAGCATGGAGCACCTGCGCGAGCAGATCAACGACATGATGCGCGAGACGGACGACGACCGCGTAAAGGAAGCGCTGCGGCGTGCCGCGAGCCTGATGGAGGAATAAGGGGGTGCGTCCCCTTGATCGACGAAAACGAGCTCAATCTGTGGATATCGCGGCTTGAGACGGAGGAATCGAGCTGGCCCAATTATCAAAAGCTGGCGGCGTTGTACATCATCCAAAATCAAAACGCGCCCAAAGAACCGGAAAGGCCGATGCTGTATTCGGCATCTCCCGCACCGGTCAAAGCCTATGCGTTTGAAACGGTAGGCAGCTACGGCGACAGCGATTTTTTGCAGGCCGTCTCCGACATGGCTCCGGCAAGAGCGTGGGAGGTCATGGACGAGCTGATGGACAGCCTTAAAATCGTCAACGAGCGCGTGTACAATAGCGTCATGCGGAAGCTCGAAAAATGAGAACACCCCCGCCTTACGACGGGGGTGTCCTTTTGGGCATAATTTACCTTTGGGAACACGAAGGTCAAATATGCCTAACGTGGCGTTACAAAAAACGCGCCGTCGTCATCTGCGTCAATTCTCCGGATAAAGCGCGTCCAAAATTCCTTTTTCTCTTCCCGGGAGTAAGTGTCATATTCAGCAAGTCCGTTTCTCAACGCGTCAAGGTTTGTCTCCGGCTTTTCCTCTACCGCTTCAAGTGCTTTTTTCAAGCTCGCATACTCCCGCTTGTATTCGTCCAACTCGATCAAATCATTCAGATAAAGAGTTTTCAGCTTGCTCATTTTCTTTCGTATCGCGTCCGCGCTTTGCGTGGGCTTTTTTTCTGCCTTTTTGTAATAGCGGTTGTTTCGCTCGGCGATCCCCTCAAGCTCATGCAGTAGATAGTCTTCCAGCGCGTCTTCGCGAATCCTCTTTTTGTGCTGGCACGCGGAATTGTCAAGCATGCGCGTCCTGCAACGGTAATATGTATAAATCTGCTTTGCTGTTTCCGACTGCATCGTTTTCCCACACTCTTTGCAATGCAACAAGCCGGAGAACAGATAAACGCGATCTGTCTCAACTCCTGCGCAGCGCTGCGACCGCTGGCGAAGAATATCATTTACAATGTCAAAATCCTGCTTGCTCACCAGGGCGGGGCAAGCGTTCTCGATGCCGTACACCTCGCCGATATAAAGCCGGTTCCGAAAATAGTTTACATACTTGGTATACGCCCTGTCAACCCCCCACGTCTCGAGCATATACTTCTTTACGCCCAATACGCTTTGCAGTCTGATATACGCCGTAAACATATCTCGCGCGGCATCTACCGTGCCGGTATCAATCTGGTATTGCCTGTCCTTAACAATATACCCTAAAGGTGCTTTTGACCCTGCCGGTTGGCCTTTTGCCCGTTTGCCGTCGTTGATAAATTTGATTCGCTCGCTTGTGCGGTCGGCCTCGTCCTGCGCGACGGAAAGCATGATATTGACCTTTAATCGCCCGGACGCGGTGCGCGTCTCGTAGTCCTCTTCCGTCGCTTGCCATGTCACGCCGTATCGGTCAAGCTGCGTCTGCACATCGTAGTATCCCGCGACATTGCGAAACCATCGGTCGAGCTTGATAAACAGAATCGTGTCTACCTTCCCCGCTTTGCAATTATCCAGCAGCCGCAGGAGCGCAGGTCGCTTTTTATACGGCTTTCGCGCGGATATGCCCGCGTCCTCATATATGCCCACCACGGTCATTTTATTTGCATTGGCATACCTTGTCAGCGTGTCCCGCTGCTCTTGTAATGATAGACCATGCCGCGCCTGTTCCTCGCTGGACACTCGGATATATAGCGCCGCTCTCATCAAATCCCCCTCCAATCAATATACAAGCACCATGCAGACAGCAGAACGATAATGACAAACATTATAGCAATCACGCCGTTGCGGATACGCACGCCGCGCCGCATGATCTCGATCATGTCCGCTTTCGCGTCAACATGGCGTTCCAGCTCGTCATTCCGCGCCTGCAAAGTTTCCTCGGTCGGTGTCAAGTGTTCGGAAATTCCGAACGCTTCATCAAGCGATATTCCAAGCGCTTTGCAGATCGGCGCGACGGTGTAGATCGACGGAGATTTAGAAAACTTGGAAAAGAAGTTCTGCACGGTAGACAGCGGAACGCCGGAAACGTCGGAAATGTCTTGATAAGTCAGTTTCAATTCTTCTTTACGGATTCTACACACTTCTTGAATATTCATTTATGCCACCTTAATTTTTTCCAATTTTCGCGCCGCAAAGTCGCAAGATGAGGGCTTGTCGAACCATGTCGAGCGCCGTTTTATTGCAAGGTTTTGTTATTGAAGTAGTTAGGCAAAGCGGAGTATGGTCAAACCATGCAGCGGCGACCGGTCCCCGCTGGCTGCAAAAAGCCCTCGCCGTTGTTGCAGAGGCGGCGAGGGCTAACCTTACTTCATACCAAGGAGCTTGCCAAGTTTTCTTTGCCGCCCTGCTTTGGTCGTTGGGGTCCCAGTTGCTTTTGAAATTTTCCTTTTCGTCTTCGTGATTCCGAGTGCACGTTTCCAGCTAAAAGACAAACCCGGAATTTTCATTACTTGTTCACCACCTTTTCAATTTTTCCAATCATCTTGTCGCATAGCTCGTGTCCATGCTTTAAACTTTCTTCCGGCATTTGGACGGCATACTCGTCCACAATGGCAGCAATGCCTTGAGCCTTTTTTATTTGCCCTCGAGTTAAGCCGAGAATATGCACAGTTTCTTTTTGGATGTACCGAGAAAGAAAACTGTTTGTATGGGTAGCCTTTTCGTTTTGCAGCATCTCGGTGCATTCGTTCGGGGAAACCCTTCCACCAGCCATACACTTAGTATCGCCACCTGCGACCTCTGCGATCTGCGCTACTGTTTGTTCGGCAAGCCCATATCGGTAAAAATAGGTTTCTATGTCGGTTGTATCGGCAATGATGCGAATGCAGTCCGCAAATATTTGCGATTGACGCTTAACAAAGGCAGTTTCCGCAGCGGTCATTTTTTTCTTGCCGAAAAGCGAGCCTAAAATACCCATTTACGCTTCCCCAATCTTTTGCAAAATATCATTTTGTTGCACAGCGCCGTGCAGCAAACGCCTGTTGTGGGAATAGGTATGAATACCGAAAAGGAGGTCGAAGCATGGACGCACAGGTGCAAGCGGCGGCGGCGCTTTATCTGCTCCTAACGCCGAAGCAGAAAGACGAAATGCTCGCGCTGATTGAGCGCATCCTCGCGGAGGAGGCGCAAAAAATAGCCTTAGAGCTAAACGGAGGGACGCAAGATGTTGTGTAATGACGCGAAATGTGATACAATAGAGTATCAAGAAATGCTGGCAGAAGCCTTTGACTTAATCCAAAAGTTATCCGACGAACAACTTCAAAAAATCATGGAGGCTCTAAAATGAAAATTTGGGCGATCAGTAAAGAAAAAGGCGTCGAGTATGAAATCGGCCTGGAATGTGACGGCATGGATCGCGAGACCGCAATGACCGAGCTTTACCGAATGGCGCGAAACCTGTTTACCGGGGAACTTGAAATGTTTTGGAAAGAGGGCGAAGCCGGAAAGGCCGCATTTTAACCGTTGGCTTTCCGCTTGCACTCGATCACGGCATTTAACTGCTTCGAGATCGCGTCGCAATTTGGGCTAACCCGCTCCACCAATCCGCTGAGCTTGTCAACCTCGACCGCCATTTCCTCGGTTGCCTTTGCCCGATAAACGGCGACGGCATTGGCAGCATCCTCAAAGCCCTTCAGAGCTGGATATTTTGCGTAAAGGGAAACGGCAGATACCATTTTGTCAAAATCGGCATCGCAGGCCGTTTCCTTTTCGTGCGCCCATATTGTTTGCAGCTTTTTGATTTCGGCTTTTGCCGCCTGTTTTGCAACGATCCATGCGACAATGCCGGAAATAGCAGCACAGCCGAGTGAAATAATGATTTCTTTCATTGGTCTTCCTCAAAAGCGGCGCGACCCATTTTTATAAACCGCTCCAGCTTTTCCGGCGGCAATGACAACACAAACTGAATAGCGGCCTTCTGCAAGTCCGTATAGCCCTCGCCATCTGTGGCGTGGGCTTTTTTCACGCCCTCGGTCTTCGGATCGGGGGCTTCTTTTATGCCCTCGGCCTCGACCAGCTTCCGCACCGTCTCAATATCTTTTAAGCACTTTGCGGTTTCTTCCGGGGTCTTCCCATCGTGCAAGAGGATGTCATCGGGTGAAACATTGAGGGTTAAGCACATTTGCACAGCAAGTTCTTTTGACGGCAAATTTGTGTTTTTCCCTCTGCGCAGATCAGATACCCATCTATTGTTTTTTCCGAATTTTCGAGAAAACGCAGCTTCGCTAATATCTTTTCTTTTGCAATAAGCCTCGATAAATTTAACGCAATTATTGCCAAGAGTAATGCTATTTAATGTTTTCGGCATATTAAATTCCTTTAAATTATATCTACTCCGTATAATGCCGCTTGGGCTAATATTTTTTGATAGGCTTTAGAATTAGAGTTTTTCATTCTGGAGTATCCAGATAATGATTTTGGGCACAACGCAGGAAGATATTCTTGCAATCGATAATATTCATGTCGGATAGAACGCTTTCTAATTCGTTCTTCTTCCATTTCTTTAATTAAGCGCTTCCATTTAAAATATGCAAATACGTTTGGAAAATCTCTTATAGAGAGATGCGGGTATATTCCGACTTTTTGAAAATAGGAATCAACTCGCGCTTCTTCTTCCCATGCTTGCTTATGTGCACCTAAATTGTGCAAATGCGTTATGTCAGATATGTAAGCATCGTACTTCCAAATCATATCTGATATAAACATTAAGCTATGTGCTTTTCTTACACATTCTACGGCAAGCGCAATATTTTTTTCTTTATAGTATTTTGCGAAGCACTGACCGCGCAAATAATATTCTACACGGCCTGTAGGGGAATCTCCGTTTACCTCTGTACATGGGACAGGAATATTTCTTATCCCGTCAACGGTTGAAAAATCATAAAAGCTTCTCAATCTAACGACCTCTTCTTCTCTTATTCGAGAATAAGCGTCGTTTTTTTCTTCGAGCGTTTTAGATTCGTCATCAAAAATATTGTAAGCCATACTCTAATAATAACTGCCAAATCCAACGACATGTATTTGGCCATTCTGCTAAATCCTACATTTTGTCGTCAAAGGCGTTGACATCCACCGTTACGTAGGTTATAATAGCCTTACAGAACTTAATTAAGGAGACAAAAAGCCAAGCCCCCAACGGATTCCCCGTTTTTGCGGACTTATAACCGATATTTTGTTGGCTGACACTTACATAATAGCGGTGTTGGTTGCGTTTGTCAATATAAAGTTCTGAACTTTATAAGGAGGGGAGAGCGCTTGGAATTAAAGGCAATCCGAGAAAATGCCGGTTTTCGGCAGGAAGACGTAGCAAAGAAACTCCGTGTAAGAGTTTCCGCGGTGTCGAACTGGGAACGCGGTGTGAATGGTATTGCAAGCAAGTACATTCGACCGCTGACCAGAATGTACGGCGTGACCGAAACGGAAATCAGAGCGGCATCGGAAGCAGCGCAGACTGCAAGAGCAGATAGGGCATAGAATACTTTAATTTTGGAGGTGAAAAAATTGACCGAGACTGAAAAGCGCCTTGAGGACACGTTGCTCAATGCTATTGAGAAGTGGGCTGAATACGGCTGCGCGACCGCCGAAGGGATGCAGGCCCTTGCAGCAGCCGCGCAGGTGGTGGTGAATCTGGAACGTGGTTAGTTTTCCGACTTGGATAAAGCTAAGACGCGCTTATAGATCTCTTCGAAGAAATCAGCGACTTGCACTCCGTTTTCTTTGTTGGGGTGAATGGTAGAGTTTGACATTTTGGCGACAACGATTTCTTTTGCGATGTCAAGCGCGTAACGCTTAATAGGATCCATGAGATCACCTCCTTTCTGTACTCCATTTTACTACAGAGCGGAGGAGGTGCACAACAGCAATGAAAGGAGAGGATAAATTGAATTTTCCTGAAAACCTTGCTCGGCTGCAAGCCGAGCGCGGCGAGACGAATTACCGTCTTGCAAAAGAAATCGACGTATCGCAGACGTCGATCAAAAACTGGAAAGAGAGCGTGTGCCGCCCTCACCCGCGCCAAGTCAAAAAGCTGGCAAAGCACTACGGCGTTACCGTAGATGCGCTGCTAAAATCCAGCGATGGGCAGTAAAAAATGCCCCGCCCAATGTTGCAGCATCGAGCGGGGCGGGTGGGACAAATCTTACCACAAGATATTGTGTCCGTGCTTATTGTAGCACGGAAGAAAGGAAAAGGCAATGAGAAAAAAGCCAGAGTACAAGATTATCTGGGTTACGCCCCCTGACCCTGTAAAGCTGGGGACGATTATGGGCGAGATTTACGCGCGCGGTCACGGCCTTGAGTTTGTCGGCCTTGTACCGAACGAGAAGAAGGGAGAAAAGGCATGAGCACACTGTTTATCTTTATCGGCATCGGCACCGTGACGCATTGGTTTATGCGGGTGCTGGACAAGTTGGAGGGCAGGGCATGAAAAAGCCGGATATTGCCCGCGTACTGGAGTGGGCGATGTTTATAGTGATTATTGGTCTTTTGATTGTAATTACATCCGCGGTCGTTGCATTGGCTATTTCGCTTTTTAGCTCAAACGCAGAAGCAAAAGCGCCGTACAAGGGCGAGCCGCCGGTCATCGAGGACAAGCTGCGCGGCGAGGACAAGCCCGCAGAGGGGAGCGCGGAACTTACCATCGGCGAACCGCTTGGGCTGTTTGAGCTGACGGCCTATTGCCCGTGCTCCCGCTGCTGCGGAAAGTGGGCGAACGGCATCACGGCGACCGGCACGACCGCCACCGAGGGGCGAACGATCGCGGTTGACCCTCGCGTGATCCCTTACGGCTCCACCATCACGATCTACTTTGCCGACGGCACGAGCCATACATACACCGCCGAGGATTGCGGCGGCGCGATTAAGGAAAACCGCATCGACTTGTTCTTTGCCGACCATCAGGCCGCGCGGGAGTTTGGCGTCCAAACCGCTTATGTTTATATGGAGGAAAACAATGGATAATTTGAACGGCTACAAAGCCTTTGAACCTGGCATGATCTGCAAAGGGAAACAGTATCAGGAAAACACAGACTATGAAGAAGAGGGCGGCGAGATTTGTGAAAAAGGTATGATGCATTATTGCGTTAATCCTTTTGATGTGCTTAATTTTTACCCGCTTGTAAATGATAGCGGAAAAGTCAGCGACTTTGCAGCAGTTAAATCTTTGGAAGAGCCCGTATCGGGTGATGGCGGGAAATTCGCCACGAAAAAGATTCACATTGGCGTAAAGCTCGGCTTGCCCGGATTTGTCAAAGCTTGCATCGATTATCTCAAGGAAGAAACGATTGGAAAAGCGCCAAATTCTACCGTTAGCAGCGGCAACTCCGCCAAGATCGGCAGCAGCGGCAACTCCGCCAAGATCGGCAGCAGCGGCAACTCCGCCAAGATCGGCAGCAGCGGCGACTCCGCCAAGATCGGCAGCAGCGGCAACTCCGCCAAGATCGGCAGCAGCGGCAA